TTTCCAAGCCAATGATCCGTGCTGCCGCTGGTCTTCGTATTCCAGCAGGTGGTGGTGGTATTGTTCGTGCTGACAAAGATCAAATGGAAGTGTTCAACATTCCCACACAGGATATTCAACAGATCCGTGAACAACAACAAAGTCTAATTGATCGTTTAGATAGTTTCACAGGCCGTGGTAGTTTGAGAACCACAATGGCTCGTCAGGTCAGTGGCATCTCAATCATTGAAGAACGCCGTGCGCTACATCGCAAGGCCAGCCAGCGTGCTCGCCGTATGGAAGCCGCAGAAAAAGAAATCATTGCCTTGGCCGCCATGTTCATGGATCTACGCTGGGTTGGTGACATTGAATATTCAACAGATTATGAAGACAAAGACCTACAGTTTAGAATGGCCTTGTTAGAAACAGCCAGCAAACTAAGTGGTGGCAATAGTCTAGTGCAGGAAATCATTGATAAAGAAGTTATCAAGATGATTACTCCACCTGATGAGACAGCGGCCTATTTGGCTAAGATAGGTTCAAGCATTGCAGAACCTCAGGTCAACACCACAGACTGGATGGCTATGGAAGATGCACAAGGACAAATTGTCAAAGACAAAGAAAGCGATCAGATCTTTGACAGTGAGATACAAGATAAGGGCGTTACGACTAATGATCCAATAGCTCGTCAGTTGATCATGTTGGGCGTGGGCCGATAAAGATTACTCGACCGTGATGATCGGTCGTTAAAGGTCATCACTGGGGTAGTGCCCCAAATAACTAAAAGGAAAAATAAGATGGATAGTAAGACATCAAACGCGGTGACTCCGAACAGTCAACAACAAAGTGAACAAAACCTATACAACACTCAGGCTGAATCTGCTCCTGAATCTAGTCCTCTAAGTGACTTGCCCAATCTTGGTGCAATTCGCAAAAGTGGACAGCAAGAAGTATTGCAGGCCCTATCAAAGGTAGCAGGCGTGGACTTTTCTAAGCCCAAAGATGCTGTCAAGTTTGTAGAAAGTCTAGTTCAAAATTCCGCTGGCAGCGTATCGCCCAAAGAAGTCAAAGCAACACCTAAGATGGGTGGTGAGATGGCAGAACTTCGTCAGATGATCCAGGGTCTCCAAACACAATTGGAACAGAAAGATCAAGCTGTTCGTAGAACTAGCCTTCAAAGCCAAATCAAAGAAACTGCCATCCGCAGTGGATTTGATGCAAACATGTTAGATATTGCCACCAATTTGTTCGAGTCTAATCTAGACTTTGATGAAACCGGTAACTACTTTGTTAAAGGCGCTAACGGCTCTGTGAAGTTGGACTCCAAAGGGAATCCTTACACGCTAGAGCAATTGGCACAAGATATATTGAGAAATCGTCCTAAGTTAGCCGCTGATGAAGGTCGCACAGGAACTGGAAGCCGTTTTGGTCAAGGTGTAATGCGTGATCCCAATGATATTCCAGATGCATCAACTGACCTAGAAGGTTGGAAGAAGTGGAAAGAAGCCCAAGGAATCGGTGGTCGTAATCTTAAGATGATGAATGTCTCATTTAACAAGCCCATTGTTTAATATAAAGGAGAAATAACATGGCATATTTCATCGGCGGGACTTCTGGAGAAGCGAATGCGTTTGAAAAAACTATCCAGAACTCTGCAATTCAAGTTCTACACGAATCACAAGGCTTAGTCAACATGACAAATGTTGTTATGCCAAATCAGGGTAACACCTACAAAGTTCCTCACATGGCTCCTATCAGCTATGGTGATTATACTGACCAGGGAACAAACCCAACATACTCTAGTTCTACAGGCACTAACTTAGAACAGACTGCCAGCATCACTGCTAAGGAAGTTATCGCAACTCCTGCAGTTGCACAGACTGCTTTCAGTAAGTTCTTAGGCTGGACAACTGCTTTCGACTTAGCCGCTAACCTAGGAACAGAACTAGGTATGAGCTTTGCTGAAAAAGTTGACCAAAGAGTAACACAGGCTTTCGTTGGTAACCCAACAGCCGTTGTAAGTGGTGACACAAGCCAAGCAGGTTTTGCCAACACACAAACAGCAGTCTATTATCAAACTGGTCCCAATGTTGGCGCCAATGTAACAGACGGTTTTGCTCGTGTTCAAGCAATGGCTGCACAAGGTCTAATCGCTGAAGGTTCAACAGCCACAGTGACTTATGGCTACTTAACAGCCAACACAGTTGCTGGTCTAGTTCGTAACATCATCAAGGCATGGCGTGAGGCTCGAAACCCAGGTCGTCCAACAGTTATCTTAGGACCAAAAGAAGAACAACGCTTGTTAGGTGAACTAACTGGTGGTGCTATCTATAGTGGTTCTGCAGTTAACCAAGGTGGAACATCAATCAACGCTGGTTTAACAGCATTGGGTGATGAACTATTGGCCACTGGTATGTTGCGTAACCTATACGGTTGCACAGTTATCTTCTCAACATTCTTGCAGACAAGTGTTACAAATCGTTGGATTGATGGCTCTAGTGTAACTGCATCTAGCGTTGGTGCCGCTATTGGTCCTCAGGCTATTACAACTGTAATGGTCAAGGGTCTAGACATCAGCATGGGTGATAAGGATGGTGGCTTACAAACTTGGATTACAGGTCTAGGCTACTTTGGTTCTGGCGTAACAAGTCAGGCTCGCGGATTGGCAATTAACATTGCGTAATCATTGGGGGTCGGCTCACAAGGTTGACCCCTTACTTGGAGAAAGAATATGGCAATAGCAAGTTTTTTAAATTACACTGATGCAAGCCTTCAACCAGGTGGCGTAAACAGAATCTCTACAGCGGACAACACTACCGTGCAGTTCTATGATAGAGCCTGTTATCGTCGCATGGAACAGGTCTATTCAGGTGATCAAGACTATCAGTTATTGAGCACATATTTTCCCAAGGCTTCAATAGAAATGTTGAACATGTTTGAATTTGGCTGGTGGCCTTTGTATGTAGAACGCACTCTTGGTGCTTTCTACTATCAAAATAGTCAAAAGACAGGTCAGACTGTGACAGCATTTACGCCAGGCAAATTGGTCAAGGTCAATCAGACTCTGCAGAGATTGGAAGTGTTCAAGGTGTGTGAAATATTTTACTCTACCTTGGTCACAGATAATTCCAATATCAACGAGAAAGATGCAGCCAACTATCAATTTGCTCGCAAGCGTTTTGAAGAAGAATGGGAAAAGGCTATCCAAGAAAGTTATTTCTATGACCTAAGAGGTTATGGTGAGATCGGCATATATCAACAAAGTTGGTTGGCTGATGTCAACTTCTTCGAAGGCGATCGTCGCTACTTCTAATAACTATAATATTATGACAGCATTCGTATATAAATGGACACACAAACCCTCCCTAGGATGGTATGTAGGCTCACGAACTGCGAAAAGGTGTCATCAAGAAGATGGTTATATTTGTAGTAGCAAAATAGTAAAGCCAATGATACAAACTAATCCCTCTGAATGGGAAAGAACTATCTTAGCAACAGGAACACCAAAAGAGATGAGAATGTTAGAAACTCTTATATTAGAAACCGTTGATGCGATGAATGATCCTAGATCATTTAATCAAAACAATGGTAATGGTATATTGGGTAATACTGGCAAACGATTTTCTCAAGCACATAAAAATGCTAAAAGTGTTTCGGCAAAGATAGCGATGAACCGTTCAGAAACAAAGGCAGCAATCAGAGCAGCCAATCTAGGTAAAACTCTGTCGGAAGAGACTCGAAGGAAAAAGAGCGAAAAGATGAAAATCTATTTCTCTAATCCTGAAAATCTAAAAAGACATAGTGAAACTATGAAAGTCGCAATGACCAAGCCTGGGATGCATGAGAAATTATCACTAGCTCATAAAAAGGAAATAATTTAATGCCATTGTTTACACTAGCACAGGTCCAGTCCACCCTGACCAATTATGTTCAGGCAACGACTGGCACTGAATACATTGAAGTTTTCTTTAACTTTCCCTCTGATGAGAATAAGGTTAGTGAAGGCATCTATGTAGCACAGTGTTATCAGGCGGATAGAATGAAAAATTCAAATGGTATCACCACAGGTGGTCATGTCTACAGCATCAAGGATCGCATTGAAATGTATGTAATAAGTCAACAGGATAATCCTTTCATGGAAAATGAGTTGGCTATATTTCCACAGTTCATTGATGATCCCTTGTTCTCAACACAAGGCTATTTTCTGCGTGAACATACCATTGAACAGCAATATGTGAAAAATAGCCAACGCTATCGTATCATATTTGATCTCACAAGATTACAAGTCATATAAAGGAAAAAAAGATGGCAAATATTAATGTTTCACAAACCGCGAATTTTGTTACACTAACATTGAGCACCAGTTCTACTTTTTCCACTGCAACTAACCTAGTAGTTGGCGCGTTACAAGACGTTACAATTACAAACAATAATGGTGTGTTCAGATGGAAACAATTAGACGCTCTAGGACAAAAAGTAGCGGTAACACCAGCGACAAACTCAATCAACCTAACATTGGTTCTTGATGACACTACATTCTACGGAGCAACATGGCCTACAGTTAATACATCTGCAGGTGCATTAAGCCAAGGATTGTTTAATCTATCTAACCAGAAGGAATTAATCTACTTCAAGTTTGGATGGGGCGGTGGCACAACCAATCAAGTAACTGGTTCAGGATATCTAAGTGGTCTAGCACCAAAGGTAACTCCTGACCAACCAGTTTGGATCACACCATTGATTATTGAAGTCGACAATCAATACGGTACAGCCTAATCAGTTTAGGCATGGGAAATACGGGGCTTTCATAGCCCCGTTTTCTTTATTGGATTAAATATTATTATAAGGATATGAAGATATGGAATTTCACAACCACAATCTCAAAGATTTAGTCACCAGCCTAGAAGCAGAAGTGGCCAAGAGTCTAGCAGAAGTGCGACATGCACAGGATGATCTAGACAAAGTAGAAAATAGGCAGAAATTTATTCTGGCTCTATTACATTACATCAAAACACAGGTATAAAGATATGAACTTAAAGAATTTAGCAAAGAAACCCGAACTGATCAAATTGACTATTGACAATGAAGACATTGTCAAAGAATTTGGTGAACCTCTTGACTTTTATTGTTACGATCGTCATCCTATGGATGTGTTTTTAAAAGTAGCAACCAAAGATCGTGATGATCATGTGGCCATGATGGAATTATTAAAAACATTAATTCTTGATGAAGCTGGTCAACCTATTATCACTGATGAAGAAATTTTACCTCCCGCAGTTATGATGTCGGTGTTTACAAAATTAGTTGAATTTCTGGGAAAGTAACCAACGGTAATTATGCTCATACCAGTCCAGAAGTTTATGTGGCAGTTACATTGGATGCGATTGGTCAGCAATATGGCTTACTACCTTCAGAGGTTCTTAGGAGAGGATCAACATTTGATTTAGAAGTGTTTGATATCGCCAGAAGTTATGAGCGTATGAAAAGCCAAGGTGCAAATGGGCAATTACCAACAGTTAGTCAGGCAGATATGGAAACTATATTACAAAAGGTTAAAGCATAATGGAATTTACACTGAAAATTGATCAATCTAAGATGACTGCTAAGATTAATAATCTTAAAAAGGTTGTGGATCAGTGTATGCCAGAAATCTATGATTATTTTGAACGAACAACTCCTATTGCCACAGGTAATGCAAGAAGCAAGACCTATAGACAAGGTAAAACAATTTATGCTGAATATCCTTATGCACAAGTATTGGATGCAGGTAGAGGATATCGTGATGGTCAAATGAGAGGTAGTGAACAGGCTCCAAATGGTATGGTTAAACCTACAGTGGAATTTGCCAAAGACCTAATTACCACTCGAATGAAAATTGAAGGGAAAAAATAATGGCAGCAGATCTAAGTTTTACCATAGGATTTGATGATAGTCAACTGACAGCTGGTCTGACCAAGGCTGATGCAAAACTTAAGGAATTTGGTGCTAATGCTACCAAAACCTTTAAGGATCTCAGCGATACTATCAAGAACATGCAGGCTAGTTTTGATAGTCTTAACAACAATATCAAACAGTCAGGCGAAGAACTTGACAAGTTAAATGGCAAAAAATCTGGAGTAAGCGATTTAGAAAATGCCTTTGGTAGTTTGAAAACTACTTTATTGGCAGTGTTTAGTGCTGGATTTGCTAAATCAGCCATTGATTTTGCCGCCAGCATTGAACTAACTGCTCGTGCTGTAGGATTTACAGTTCCTGAATTTGAAAAATTATCTACTGCTGTGATTAGAGCAGGCGGAACCAGTCGTGCGGCCGCTGTTGGTATTGAAATGTTTTATCAAAAGTTAGACCAAGCACGCCAAGGTGGTCTACAACAACAGGTTGCATTTGAACGATTGGGCATTACCTTATCAGATTTAAAGAATTTAACTGATAAAGAATTATTTGAAAGAACTGTTACTGAATTAGCAGGTATGACAGATAATGCGGCACGCAGTCGTATTGAAGTTGAATTATTAAGTCGTGCCTTTAGAGGTATTCCTTTAAAAGATATTGCAGATGGTCTAAATGGATATGGTGCAGGCCTAAAAAGTGTTATTGAAGATCAAGATGCCTTAATTGGGGCCACCTATGCAGGTAATGAAGCATTTAAAAAACTTACACTGCTACAACGGGAAGTAAAATTAGCATTCTTAGAAGCAGTAGAACCAGCATTGGCCGCTTTTGGCAAATTTCAAATTACAGTTGATGAATTGGCTTCTGGATTTAGATTGTTGATCAGTGTACTGGCCGCTGTTATTGCTGTAGGATTTACTGGATGGGTTATTGGCGTTGTTGCTAGTTTTGGTAAATTAATAACCTTGATTTATGATACCGTAGCAGCTTTAAGAGCATTAAGTGTTGCAGAAGCATTGGCCATGAATGCCACAGGTATTGGCGCATTATTAAATGTCATTGCCAAGGCTGTGGTAGGATTAGCTGCTTTCTTTGGTATTCAATATGCTATCAATGATGTATTAAAAGATAATACACAAGAAAATCGCGATGCCGCTAGAGCACAAGAAGAAACTACCAAAAAGACCATGGAGGCCACACGAAGCAATCAAGAGGTCTATACCAGTTATGCTCGTTTAAATGCCGCTATTCGTGAAAACACACTGAATTTTATTGAGAACCAAAAAAGAATAATTGATAAAATTGGTGCTCAAGATGCCAGCATTGGCAAAACAGAAGCAGAACGCAAGGCCATTGAAGCATCTACTAAGATACAAGATGACTATGCCAAAAAGATTGAAGAAGTCACTGCCAAATTAAAAGCCGCTCGTGCCGCTCGACCTGAAAGTGAAGAAAGCAGAACAGCCGGCACATTGGCCGCACAGATTCCTATCCTAGAAAAGGCCAGAGATCTACAGGTAGCCCGTGCCGCTGCCAGTGCAAGACAATTGGCTCTAGATCAAGAAGATGCCGCAGATAGCCTACGCTTACAAGGCCAACAATCTAAACTACAAGAAAATCTAATAGCTTTGCGTGAAAAATATGCCGCAGCCAAAATGGGTCCATTAGAATCAGAAAATGCTAAGATTGCGGCCAGTTGGGACAAGATAGCGGAAGCAGAAATTCGTGCTGCCAGAGAAAAAGAAAAGGTTGAAAAATTAGGTTTCAATCAAGCAGGCGTTGATAGAGAACAACAGATACGAGATAATGCACAGGCCAAGGGTCGTGAACAGATTGCAGAAAATACCAAATTGTACAAACAACAACAAGACGATTTTGTTGGTGGTTGGACAGGAGCATTTGATCGTTATATTGAAAATGCTTCAAATGCCAATAAACGCGGTGCTGCCTTGTTTGATTCATTTGTAAGCACAATGGATTCAGCCATTGATAGTTTTGTTAAAAATGGCAAAATGTCATTTGCTGATTTAATCACAAGTCTAATACAAGATCTTGAAAAGTATTTGTTAAAATTGGCCTTGGTTGAAATGTTTAAGACCAGTGGACTTGGCACTATATTTGGTGGTGCCAGTGCTGCCGCTAGTGGTGGATTCTTAAGTGGTATATTCAGTGGATTTGCAGATCTATTTCACGCTAATGGTGGTAGTATTCCGGCAGGTGGGTTTGGTATTGTGGGCGAAGCAGGTCCTGAAATAGTTTCTGGTCCAGCCAATGTGACCAGTGCCAAAGATACTGCCGCAATGTTAGGTGGCGGTGGTGACACGCATAATCATTTTTATAACATACAGGCAGTGGATGCCAAATCAGTAGCACAACTATTTGCAGAAAATCGTCAGACCATGTTTGGCCTAGTTGAACAAGCCCGTCGTGAACTGCCAATGAGAGCAAGATAAGGAACTATTATGGGTATACAAACAATTATTGATCTGGCAGAAACTATTGAGTTTAATCGTCGTAAAATTTTAGGCATTCAATATAGCCGTAGTGAGATTCCCCGTGTTAGTGAAACTCCTACACGCAATGCTTGGAAATTAAATGTCACAGTGCCTGCCATGTCAGATTATAAAACAGTTCGTGGTCTTATTGAATCTATTGATTATCTAGATCGTCGATATCCTGAAACTATTAGTTTTAGTAATAATCCTAATTTGAGTTACATGTTGGCCTATCAAGGTGATGCTAATCTCACAGCATTAAGTGCTGCCACTGTTCAAAGTTGGACAGGCACCACTTTGGTATTAGGTAATCTACCTTCAATCTCAAATTCAGCCTATTTGTTCAAACAAGGTGATTTTATTCAGGTCAATGGTCTTCCATATCCAACCACTGTAACACAAGATGTCTATAGAGGATCAAGTAGCACAGTCACACTAACCACACACCGTCCTAATTTTATGGGCACTGCCACTAACAATCAAACTATAGTAGTAGGAAATGCAGTTGAATTCAAAGTATTTTGTAATAACATGCCTACTTACAAATTTAATCCTGGGGGATCCACAGCACTAATTACATGGAGTGGAGCGTTTCAATTATATGAATGGACAGGAGATGTTTAATGACTACATTTACACCGGCAATTAATTCTGCTTTAAATTCTACTAATATTCGTGATGCTGAATTTATTAGATTAAGCATTACTGATCCATTGAGTTCTACTGCCACTGTTTATTGTGTTAGCACCAGTTTTCAAAATGAAGTAGTTACAGATCAAAATGGTGTAAGTTCAATCTCAAGTGGCACCTATACTGGTCTTGGTGGATTATTGGCTATCAGTGGACATCAGCGTGATCTATCAGCTACCAGTTATGATACACAGATTTCATTAGTAGGTATTGATCCTAATAAAATACGCCTAGTTCTTGAGATAGGTTATAATCCTGCCACAGGCACATATCATGCTGGTATCAAAGGTGCCAAGATACAGATGTGGCGTGGATTTTATGATGAAAATTATCATCTAATTGACACACCACAACTGAGATATACAGGTATTGTAACCAGTTATACCATACAAGAAGATCGTATGGATGATTATGATACCTTTACTCTAAGTCTAAATTGTAGTTCATTTAAAACAATTTTAGAAAATAGAAAAAATGCTCGTCATACCAATGGAGCCAGTTGGAATAAAAACATTCCTCCACAATATGATAGCA